GATCTTCCAAAGAATGTCAGGATGCAAAGTGCCATCATAATTACTGAAATCTCCAGCCACGTGATGATCACCATACTTCAACAAATGTTTTGCAAGTTTGTCCCATTCCAAAGATTGACAACGAATTCCCACAGCACTTTCTGTATCAATACGTTTTTCCATAAGAAAAGCAATAAATGAAATGAAGTACATTCGGAATGCAATGACAAAGTCCATTGGAGCAGCTGCAAAAACACGTGTTTTGCCAATTTCAACCTTCATCTTGGGCAATGTTTCATCCTTCAATGTATCAACAAAGATATATGGTTGAACAATTCCTTGCTTCATGGCCTCGACTTGTTTAGTGACAACCTTCCGGACTTGTTGAGCTTTCTTTCCATACAAGTCCCATTCAAGATTTCCAAACCAAAGAGTTTTGCCTTTCGATTTTTCATGACACCAAGGATAACCTGCAGATGTTACGCGGTTTATACCCTTGATATATTCCGAATCAGTTCCTTTGACGGCTTGATCAAAATCCAATACTTTCATATTTGAATAATTGCATTTTGATTTCGCTAATTGTTGTTTATACGATAGGACACTTCTTTTCAGAATACTTGCATCAAGTGTTGGCACATTCTTGAATTGTTTTTGGATTCCTTTGAACATGGGACCGTCTACCTTTTCCGGGTGCATCAGTTTTGCAGGGGCCATCTCTGTTGGATAAACTCTGTTTATGACTTGAGTTGCGTGAATTTTTGTTCTCACATTTGGATATGGAGGATCAAGAATATCACCCAATGAAATGCAATTTCCTTCCACAATAGCAGCCGGTGTGTCTTCAGATGGAACGTAATCTGGCAAAACTTGCTCATCCTCATCGATAATGTCGACTAGGTCTTCATATACCAAAGGAATGAAACATGCTTTACCTGCGCAGCCTGCAAAGTGAACTCCACAGATACGTCGTGCACTAGTCAGACTGTCCATAAGATAAACACTGCCACAGTCTCCTTCACGGGAACCAATATTGGTCGTTGCAGATTGACATGTGAATCGTGATCCATCAGTATCAACCGTCTCTTGAAGTGTCAAGTTTTCAACCATGCCAAACTTCGTCTCAAACGTTTTGTTGGCACAATCGGCAACGGTTGACACAACGCGAGTACCAACAAGATTTGAAAGGTAGGACCGTTCCATAATGTGCTTTCGCAAATCAGGATATCGCATACATTTCCTATCTAGTTGAATGCAACACAAGTCAGTCATTTGGCCTGCACGGGTGTAGTCCTTGACAAGTGGCTGAAGGTCTTTCCAATAATAGTCAATTCCTGTGTCAGAAAAGGATGAACATATGCGAATCTTAAACATTGGTTGTTTCTCTTGCATACGATCAATCAAACGAACATAATGAGCGTTTATTATAAAAGTGCGTCCTACTGGAAAGAAAATTCGAATAGGGGTTGCACCATTTATAATCTCATTTTTGTCATTCAACCACAAGATTTTTCCCATGTTTGAACGCAGTTTGATGTTGAGGTCAGAAGCATT